GAGACAATTGATGGTGGTGAATTAGCTCCAAGAATGTTTGAGGTTTTGGCTACATTGCAAAAATCAATGCTTGATATCATTAAGTCACAGACTATGTACTTAATGGCAGCTGAAGAGGCAACTAAGAGAATTGCCCGCGATGTTGAAATTTACAACAAAAGAGTTAATGACTCTGAAATAGAAGAGGCCACTGGTGGAAGTAGCAGTGATAACTCAAATATTATGAGAGGCACAAAAGACTTGATGGCTCAAATTCAAGCAGGCATTGCAAATGCTAGTGAAAACATTGAAGACGCGGAAATAGAAGATATTGACACTTAATGAGTGATTACGTTGGAGATAACAAATGGATTCCTAAGGGAGAAAGCTCTGTAGACTCTGAAAGAATTATATGGTCGACTAAACAAATTAACGACCTTATGGTTGCTCTTGATCAGGGTTATAGACCTAAAGTCAAGATGCCTTTTTATGAAGGTAAGCAATTCTTGAAGAAAGGTAATATTGTCTTTGAATACACAGATGAAGAAATAGCCGAATTGGCTAGATGTGCTGCTGATATTAACTACTTTGCAGAAAAGTATGCAGTGGTTATGACAGATGAAGGTATTCAACGAGTAAAGCTTAGAGATTACCAAAAAACCATGCTTAAAAACTTTCAACATGATAGATTCAATATTGTGTTGGCCTCAAGACAGATGGGTAAAACAGTAACCGCATCTATCTTTAATGCATGGTATTTGACATTCAACAACGATAAGAACACTCTACTTTTGGCTAACAAGAGTGAAACAACTAAAGAAATTATTGATAAGGCCAAAATCGTAATTGAGAACTTACCATTCTTTATGAAGCCAGGTATCATTAAGTATGACGTTATGAACGTTAAGTGTGATAATGGTTGTCGATTGGTAGGACAAGCTACTACTGCTAAGGCTGGTATTGGTTTTACTATTCATAATCTATACCTAGACGAGTTTGCCCACATTCATCATACAATTGTTGATACGTTTTATGAAAACGTTTATCCAACGCTTTCAGCCTCTAAGATATCTAGAATTAATATTACTTCAACTCCTAATGGCTTTAACAAATTCTATCAGATTTATTCAGCTGCTGAGAGAGGTGATAATGAATATACGCCAATGCGGATTGATTGGTGGCAACATCCAGACAGAGATGATGCTTGGTATGACAGAGAACTTAAAAACTTAGGTTCTATAGAAGCATTTAACAGACAATACGGCAATGAGTTTGTTAGCTCTTCTAATCTATTATTGGATCCAGCTGATATGAAGGTGATGCGAAAGAAAATGCAAAAGTATGTTTGGCATGATATGGAAGAATTTGATGCAGCCAAATTAGACACTAAAGGATTCTTAGGCTTTCATCCTGATTTTGATACAGAAGATGCTAGATATAGCGAAAACTATTGGCTGTTTACAGTTGACATTGCTGAGGGTAATGGTGGCGACTACTCTGTTATCAATGTATTTAAAATTGCTCCTATGAGTGATAGAGAAATAGAACATGTCAATAATCCTGGAGCGATGTATGACTTTTTTAAGTTAGAACAGGTTTGTGTCTTTAGGTCTAATGAACATGTCATTGAAGATTTTGCTAAAATACTTTATGTTTTGGCAATTGACATATTCTATTTTGAAAATGTCAAAATGATAATCGAATATAACACATACGGTACGGTTCTACTACAATATTTAAGATCTATTTTCCCACAAAGAAATGATTTTGATGATGATATGATTGTTCGCTTTAAACATAGGCATGATTCTAAAACATTAAAGCCTGGTATAAAATTACGTTCTGATAACAAAGCAATTTTCTGTCAAAACTTTTCTAAATTACACAAGCATAATAGAATATCAGTAACAGACGAAGAAACTGTTAAGGAGGCAAGTCTATTTGGTACATTACCAAACGGCTCATATGGTGCTCAAATGGGTAATGACGATATTATTATGACGGCTATTACGGCCACTGAATTCTTTAATACAACAGACTACGCTGACTATATTGAAGAATTGTTAGATTTTATTGAAGATAGTAAACATGCTAAAATGGAAGAGGTTCTTTACAGAGATACTCAAGATCAAGGAGATTTACAATATGATATCTATGACTTGATATAAGTAAAAACACCTAAGACGACAGATATATACAAAAAGAAAAAATAACTTAAAAGATATGGCAATAAGTCCCGAACTACAACAGTTTAAGAGCTCTGGTGTTTACAGACTAGAGTTTGATAAATCACAAACGGTAAACGTTCCACAGGAGACTATTAGATTGGTCGTTGGTCACTCACTAACAGGCCCATACAATACTCCAGTGTTTATTGAGAACACAGAACAGTTTATTCAAGCCTTTGGTTCTGTTGATAAGAACCTAGAGAGAAGAGGAATGTACTTCCACAGATCTGCTCTAGAAGCTCTTTCAAGAGGTCCAATTTTGGCTGTTAACCTACTAAACCCAGAAGCAGGAGATACTGCATCTTGGGCATCAATCGTTACAAACGGTTCTAAGCAAGGTCTATCAGCTGAATTTGGTGATTCTAGCTTTGCAAGCTACCACGATACTGAGAGATTTTGGCTTCCAACTGACGATAAGCTTCTAAGAGTTGTTAGAGAGTCTTATGGATTAGACGATGCTGAAGCAGCAATGCAAGATAACACTTTAAACTTTGTTAACATTAAGCAAGATCCAATCACAGTTATCGTAAGACAGGCTGCTGACACAAGAGGTTTTGAAATCACAGCTAGAGAATGGTATGGCGAAGGTAATCAACCAGAAGGAGTTGATCCTCTTGATTACATTTCTGAGTACATGGTTGATGTATTGGTATTTAAAGGAAAGTTTGATGCTGCTGAATTAACTAATGACCCAGTTTACGGTGCGTACTTCGATGAAGACGGTTTAAAGAAGGCTACGTTAGCTGGTTTTGCTAATCTAAGAGAAGTTTCTTTAATTGCAAACTACACTGGTTCTTTGATTCCTGATTTTGTAGATCTAGAAGGTAGACAAATGTACATTGAATCTTTAATTAACTTGGAGACTAGAAAGACTGGTCTTTTCTGTGCAGTCAATGAAGATGCTACAGCGCATGTAGATCTAGTAGGAGATTCATTCGATGCATACCAAGACTATGAAGTTCTTTCTCACATCATTAAGCAATCAACCGCTCTTGATCAGTTAGGAGCTGCTGAAGTTACTAACATCGCAGTTTCTGGTTTGATTGAAAAAACAGACTCTAATGAATTTAGAGTTTATGGTCAAGATTTAGAAGCTACGCTAGCCGAAGGAAGCTTTATTAGCTCTTCTATTGGTGGAGAATTTGCAAGAGTTGAGAATGTAGAATATTTTGCTTCCGCAGACGTTACAGTTGTAACAACATCTGGTCAAGAAGTTGCAGATTTAGGTAATGGAACAGATACTACCTCATTATCATTCGGTGAAGCGGCTAGCTTCAATCTAGCAAATAATGGGACAACACTTAGATTTGAAGATGTAACAGGCTATAATGCAGGCGGCGCCGAAGCCGGTGCATTCGTTGAATTAAACGGCGCTTGGTATAAAATAGTTAATATTACTGAAAACGCAGGTCAATTAGATCTACAGCTTTCAGTGACTGTTTCACAAACCTTACAAGATTGGGCAAGTAATCAACTTGTCAACCCTTCGTTCCCAATTAGAACAGCGGCTGCTGCTCAAATCGGTAAATATGAAATCGATCTAAACTCTAGAGTTATAGAATTCCCAACTGAAGATGATGGTTGGACACATGAAATCACAGGAGCCGGTGTTATTGTATTTGATAAGATTTTGCCTTCTGGAGATCCAACTCCTGTATTTAATGAAAACATTAAAGTAGGTCAATACATGTCTATTCCAGGTGGAAAGCTTTCAAGAATTCTTCAAATTGTTAAAGAAACGGCTGAAGAAGATGGGGGATTGACTATACATAAGGTTAAAATCGTAGGTCATAGACAAATTGACGATAGACCATTATATGCGTTCAAATCATTTAACGAGGCAACAGAGTCTTATAAGACTTTCCCTCTTAGTGGTAGTGTAATTCAGCCTAAGTTAATCGAGAAGCTACTAGAAATGTTGGTTCCTGGTGAAGATAAAGGTTTCGCTAACACTCTAGTTGACAAAGATGCTATCACCTACAGATACCTGGTTGATACATTTGGTTCTTTAGAGAATAACAAAATCTTCAATAAAGTTGAATTTTGTCAACTTGCAAGAGAAAGACAAAACGCATCAGCTATCTTGAATGCGCCAATGGTTACAGAACTTAGAAAGTGCTCTAACCCATCTTTCGTAGATGGTAACGATGTATTTAAGACTAAGTTCATTGGTACCGGTGGTAATTTGGATCAAAACCCATCAAGGCTATACAAAATGCCTGAGGTTCTAGAAGGAGCTAACTATGGTTTCTACTACGGTCCTGGTTTAGTTGTTATCGAAAATGGTAAGAAAAAGATTATTCCACCAGCGGCGTATGTTTCTAACAACTTTATCGATAAGTATTCTAACGCTCTACCTTGGTCTATCATTGCAGGTCCAAGAAGAGGCGTTGTAACAGGTGTAGGTGTACAAACTGTTGAATATGCATTCGATAAGCTTGATAGAGATGTAGTTGAGCCATTCGGTATTAATCCTATCGTATTTGAAAGAGGTGTTGGTTTAGTTGTTAAGGGCAACAAGACTGCACAGCAGAAGATTACTTCAGCACTTTCTTCAGCTCACGTTAGAGAGGCTCTTATCTACATTGAAGATGGATTAGCTGCAATTCTACAAAACTACTTGTTCGAGTTCAACACTGCTCAAACTAGACTTGAAATCAAGACTCTAGCTGATGCGTTTATGGAAGCGATCAAGAAAGACGGCGGTGTATATGACTACCGTAACATTATGGACACAACAAATAACACAAATGAGGTAATTGATGCAAACATGGGTGTCATTGACACTTACGTTGAGCCAGTTAAAGGTTTGGAGATTCTAGTATCTAGAGTCACTGTTCTAAACACTGGTGAGATTGCAACAGGCAACTTCTCATAATCTGTGATATATAAAACAAAATATACAAATTAAAAATGGCAGGTTTACCACACTATAGAGAAGACCAAACTAGCAAGAAGAACAGACAGTTCGAGCCAGTACAGGCTAACTTATTTGAAGTTACCATACTAGCTCCCGATGCAGTCGAAGGAACAGATATGTTATTGCAACATATTAATTCTATCTCAGGTCTAGAAGGTATTCACAGAGAAGTTTCAGCTGTTGAGCAAAAGTATAAGTTTGCTACCAGATCATATGCTGGATTTCCAGACGGAACTTCACTTGACGTTACCGTTAATTTTTCTCTAAACTTAAATGATTCAAATCAAGCGTACTTGTACAAGTCTCTAAGACAATGGTACAGGTCACAGTACAACCCTGAAACAGGTGAAATGGGTCTAAAAAGAGATTATACTGGAACTATAATTATTGTTCAATTCGATAGAAAGGGCGATATTTATAGAAAAGTTACTCTAGAAGATTGCTTTATCACTTCAGGATTAGGATTTACTGGAGAATTAAACTACGAAACAGCTGATGCTCAAACTCTAGAGGTTACTTGGAGATCTGATGTATTTAGCGAGGAGTTAAACTAATAACATTTAAAGAATAAGGAGGGGTCCTTGTGGCTTCTCCTATTCTTTTGAAGTATAAATATATTACAATATCAATATATTATGTCGAACAAAAGAGACAAATTAACAAAAAAATTACAAGTTCTTCTAACAGAGGATGAAGTAAATCTAGTCAATAGAATCATTTTAAATGAGGCTATTGAGAACGAAGCTAGACCTATATCAGTCAGCGCGTTTATTAGAGAACTGATACAGAGAGAGATCGAGCATAGAACGCCTGCTCAGATGTCTATTACTAGAGAGAATATTAAAAATCTTAAATCAAAATAAAGGATATGAGTGATAACACCAACGATAAGGATCTAGAAAGAATCCTTGAACAAAAAGAGGCTTCTGGTCAAGTAGTAGCTAATACTGACCAAGATGCCGCTTCAGTTATTGAAGCAGAGATAGAGTCTAATGGTTTAGGTTCTGTAAACATGGATAAGTTTGGCCCTGAAAAAGCCGCTAATTCAGATATTCACCTAGGATGGTATCAACTTAACCTAGAAGAATTGCCTTCTAAGGGTAGATTTTATCCAACTGATATGTCTATTAAAATTAGATCGGCAAAGGTAGCTGAGATTAGACAATTTTCTACTATGGATGAAAATAATATTTTGGACATTGATGAGAAACTAAATTCTATTGTTCAATCATGCACAATGGTTTCATCTAAAACCAGCAGAGTTTCCTTTAAGGACATTTGCGAAGAGGATAGATTCTTTTTGATTTTGTCAATCAGAGATTTAACATTCCCTGAACCTGAGAATGCATTAAAGGTAGAATTTACAGCTCCTAGTGGAAATTCTCATGAAATTGAAATTAAAAGAGACTACTTTAGATACTTTGAAATACCTTCTGAGATTGAAAAGTATTATAATAGTGAATTAAGAGGATTCTTGGTTCAAACAAGATCTTATGGCGAAATCTTCATGAAGCCACCATCAATTGGCATTATGCAAGAAATTACCAAGTATATTAAAGATAGGCAAGAAAAAGGAATTAATATTGATCAGTCTTTAATTCAAATTATTCCGTTTATTACTACAGATTGGAGAAGCTTTAACCAAAAGAAAATCTTTGATTTAGAAATTGATATGAATGGCTGGGATAACAAGAAGTATACTCTTCTTTATAGACTAGCAGAAAAAATGAAAATCGGTATTCAACCAGAAATGCAAGTTATCGTCGAGGATGAGGAGGCCTCAGTACCTATCAACTTTCGCGACGGCATCAAATCTATTTTCATTATTCAAGATTTCACTGGAGAACTTCTTTAAAACGAAGTTTTACGTTTATCTTAAATTACATATTCAACCTTCAGAGCTCGATAACCTCGAATACTATGAATTTCATTATCTAGTAAAAGATCTAATAGAGCACATTAAGGAAGAAAATAAACAAAACGAAAAACAGAATTCAGAACAGGCCGCAGCAATGGGAGGTATGTCTCCGCAAATGCCTAAATTTAATATGCCTAAATTTAGTGTGCCTAAGATGTAATAGAAGAAACAGAGGAGCATTGCTCCTCTGTTTTTTTGGATATATAGAAAGTAGTAATATAATCTTTATAAATTAAAAACATGTTAGCTGAGAATTTTAACGACTTTTCTAAGTATAGGATGATTAACGAAATCATAGATCCTATCACATTGTCTTTAGCATTAGGTACATTAGGTATAACTATTGGATCTATGCTTATTGATATGCATAAAGAAAAAAAGACGATGACTATGAGCGTAGAAGAGCTTAAGGACGAAAAGACTAAGCTTGAAAATGACAAGTTTAAGGCTTTAAAAAAGGATCAGTTATTTAAGGTTGAAAAGATTGATAAAGAAATTGAAAGCTTAGATTTTAGAATAGCTCAAATTGAAGGCGATATTTCTAAAAAAGACAAAATGATATCCAAAGAAGAAAGAAGGATTAAAAAGGAAATGAAAGACGAGGTTAAATTACTTAGCCGTAAGGATATTGCTAACGCTATCAAATCAGCCAAAAAACAAGCTAAAGATATTTTACTATAATTTAAATGAGTGCTTCTCAAAAAACATATGAGAATAGTGTATTACAGTTAGGTGTTTTACGAAAGATAGAACAAATAGCAGAAACATCAGCTAAGCAAACTACTAATATCAGGGATCAAATTGTTTTACAAAACATGACAATCTCAGGAATGTCTGGTTTAATTAAAAAGCAGAATAAAATTTTAGAGGATATTAGAGATGCTGTTATGTCAGGTAAAAATGATTCAGACGCTAATAAAAAAACTAAAGGAGACGTATTATCAGGAACTCCTATAGCTAAACTAGCAGCGGCTGCTGGTTTAGTAGCCGTAATGGCTCTTGGCTTATGGACAATGGGTATGGTCTTTGATTCATTAAAAGATTTACCTCAAAAAGCAATATACAATGCGATAGGCGTAGCTTTAGCTATGATACCAATAACAAAGGCATTTACTATGATGATAGATTCAATGCCTACCACGTTACTTGCTTCTCCCAAATTAATGCTTAATATTACAGGCTCTCTTATTGTGATGGCACTGGGTTTTGCAGCATTTGGATTAGCTATGAAAATTACCCCTATTTTATCAGCAGAACAACTAATAGGATCTTTAGCTATTGCAGGGGTTGTCCTAATGATGGGATATGTATATGCTAGAATATTAGAAAATTTAACTACAACTGGATTAGCAGGTTATCTACTTAACAAAGGTAAAACTAACAAGGCTATGGAATCAATGTTAACTATTGCATTAGCATTGGTAGGTATCGGGTTTGCATTAAGATTGGCTCCTAAAGTAACTATAAGAGAAGCAGCAGCCTTTGTTATACTTTCTTCTGTAATGTTGCCTATGGCATTAACGTTTGTTGCTCTTAAATTTGCATTTTTCTTAAGTAGAAAAATTACGACTAAAGATGTTATAAAAACAACGGCTATGATGTCTATTGTAGCAGCAGCTTTAGTACCTATTGGTTATGCAGCTGCTCTTATACCTTCTCTATCGCCAGATACGGCTAAGAATTTACGTAATCTATCTCCTATTCTGCTACCTCTTGCTGCAGTTGCTACTTTAATTGCAGCAATGCAACAAAAGAAAGCCAGTAAAAGTTTGATGAAAGGTATGGTTCCAGCAGGAGCTGAACCGAAAGAAGATAAAAAGAAATTCGACCCAAAGGTTATAATGTATGTTGCGCTTGGAATGGTGGCAGTAGCAGCTGCTTTAATCGGCGTGGCTTATATTGTAAGTAAATCAGGGCCAGTATTAAATTCAGCTACTCAGGTTATAGCAAGTCTTAATTATGTAGGCTTGTTAAAAATGTTAGGTCTAATAACACTAGGTGCGGTCATGGTCGCCTTAGTTGTTAATATTATGAGAGGTAAAGGTTCTTCTAGAACTAGCTCTGGGATGAAAGCTGTGTTAGGTGGCGAAACAACAACTAGACAAGGCGCAATAAGACCTAATGATATGTATACTGCAGCTGCTACTATTCCAGTGGTTGCTTTAGGTATATTAATGGCTGCTTGGATTTTTCAAGGTCTACCAAGTACTTTTGTTTCTCCGGATCCTGAATTTACATTAAAGGCCGGTTTAGCTATATTTATTTTTGGAGTTGCTGTGGCTAAAATATCTAATATGACCCAAAAATTAGAGGCAGATGATTTAGCTAAAGGTATAATAATTGTTTTAGCAGTTACACTATTAATAAGTTCAGTGGCTACTTTATTTTCAACATATCCCGGAGATCCAGGTATGATGCCTTCATTTAAATTTATTGCGATTGCAGCTAGTGCCATACTCATGTTTGCTGCTCCTCTTGCTCTAATAACATATCTTACTAGAAATATTGAGTATGGTGTCTTAGTCAAAGGTGCTTTTGCAGCTGCTATAATAGCGATGTCAGTTGTAGGTGTAGCTTACATATTCTCTTATTTAAATTCAGTTACTGGTTATGTTGCTCCTCCGTATGAATGGTCACTAAAGTCGGGCTTAGCCATTTTAGTATTCGGCGGAGCCTACGCTTTAGTTGCTTTGTTAACCAGTAAATTAGGCATAACAACTATGTTACAGGGCATTATAGGTGTAGCGGTCATTGCTCTTGCTATACTTGCAGTTGGATGGATTTTTAACTTACTAAATGGCGTAGGGTTTGTAGCTCCTCCAATTTCTTGGTCTGTTGCCGTGGCCCTATCTCTTGTTGCATTTACAATTCCAGCTCTAGTTATTGGTTTAATAGCTACTTCAGGTATTGGCGCAGTTGGTTTATTGCTAGGTGTTGTTGGCATGATTGTCATTGCAGCTGGTATTTGGGTAGTTGCATGGATCTTTAGTAAGTTACCAGACTTAACCTCGGTTTCTAAAATGCTTACTGAAGCTTTACTTACGCCAGTTAATGGTATTGTAGATGTCTTAAAAAGACTTAAGGAAGAAATAGGTGTTGAAAATTTATTACCTCTTGCTGGAGGCATAATTGCTATTGCAGGCTCTCTACTAATATTAGCTGCGGCTTCAGCTGGTGCAGCAGCCGCTGGTTTAGGAGCATCTTTAATGAATGCTGGAAAAGCGTTTGTAGATTGGTTATCTGGAGGAGATACAAAAGGACCGTTAGATATTCTACAAGAGATTATCAATATGGGCCCAAAGATAACAGAATTAGCTAAACCCATAGAATCTATTGGTCGAGCTATAGGCTTTTTAATGGGTGGTCCTGATATGGAGCAAATGACCAGATTTATAGAAGCAGTTGGCACATCATCTGTTACAGCTGCTCAGTATGGCAAAAGTTTAGAAGGTATATTTATGGCTATGGCATCTTCAAGCGCAGCTATTGCAGCTATGGGTAAAAATGGAGCTTCTACAATTAGTGCATTTGGTGTTCTCGATGGTGTCAGCAGATCAACTATTGATTCAGCTGGTGACTTCATTAAGAGATTGGGTAAGACTTCTTTAGATTCTCAAGCTTCGGCTATGCAAAAAATAGCTAAATCATACGGTACTATTTCTAAATCTAGTAATTCAATTAATATTGAAGCTATTAACGCAACGACTGATATGTTTAAAGCGCTAGCATATTTATATCAAAACGGAAGAAGAAACGCAATAGAAGAATTGGGTGATAAATTAATAGATGCTGTAGAAGAACTAGCTAGAATGATAGCTGACTTTGATGGAACAGTTAATGCACAGTCAGAAGGCAATAAAGAAGTGGGTTCAAGCATATCTAATGCTTTAGATGGTTTAAAAAATCTTATTCCAGGAGGATCTCTTCTTTCAAGTTCTTCTGACTCTGAAGGAGAAGCTTCTTCAAGTGATGCTCTTTCAGCCATACAAGAACTTGTCGATCTTTTACAGTCTGGTCAAGCTAAGATTACCATCACCGATCTTGAGCCTGCGGCTGAAGCTAAATTAGCTTAAAATTCTTTGAAACAACTAAGAACGTCTCTGTATAAGATATGTTCTTTGAAAATGATGACAACAGCGAATGCGGGCGTGGCGGAATTGGTAGACGCGCTAGTTTTAGGCACTAGTTCCTAGGAGTGGGAGTTCGAGTCTCCCCGCCCGCACTTTTAATATGCGCCGTTAGCTCAGTTGGATAGAGCATCTGCCTTCTAAGCAGACGGTCTCAGGTTCGAATCCTGAACGGCGTACAAAATAAAATTGAACAAAATGTTAAGTTCATTCAAAGTAGAAATAAAAGAGTTTTTAAAAGAAGGAGAAGTAGTATTCTATCGAGTGGTAGAAAAAAGATACTTTCTTGGTATTCGTGTATATTCCAGTACACATGCCCAAAAACATGGAACTCTTCGAGCTGCAGAAAGATATGCAGACTCAGTAATCGTTGATCTAGAAAGGGAATACGAATTAGATATTAAGTCAGGTAAAACTGTATCTTCAAAGGGCCCGACTGGTTGATATATAGACAAAGGAAAGGTGGCAGAGTGGTCGAATGCACCGGTCTTGAAAACCGGCGTACCTAGCGGTACCGGGGGTTCGAATCCCTCCCTTTCCGCATAATCTAAACAAATATAAGTTTAATGTATAAGACTACGCTTTATTATAAAATTGCGCTTAACAAAATTGTAGATGAATCTGAAAGCTTAACCAAAGAAGATATTGTCAACAAACTAAAAGAAATGTTAAATGACTCGAGAGATTATAGTTCAAAGACTTATAGAAGATAAAGTAATTACAGCCGAAGAGGCCGTAATACTTCTACAAAATGAAAAGGAAACAATTACAGTTCCTTATCATATAAACAATCAAGAAAACAAAGGAATTTGGTATTCTACCATCAGCTAAAAAAATTTAGTTAAGATGAAAAAGAAGGGAAAGACTCGTAATTTCGACGTAGACCCTGTCGATCGCAAGCGTAAGCTAAGCGAAAAGAACGAGAAAAGCAGAAAACAAAAACCTAAAAAGCAATCTAATAATTGGCAAGATTGGCTAGACGAAGATGACTTCATTTGATCAAATAGATTATTTAGGCATGTCGGATGAACATTTCAAAAAAATGTATGTCGACAGTATTGTAGATGACAACTCTGTTTGGGGATGTGTACCTGAACCAGCATTTGATAGAGTTTGTCAGTTTTTGGGCGAATTAGGTTTTACTAAAATAGACATTGAACGGGTAGTTAACGATCCCGAAGTAGTTAGAACATACGTAGTAACATCAGTTAAGAATGTCTAAGATACCTAAGATTTACAAATACGGCATTGAAATCACCAAGCCGTGGTCAAAGGAAATGTATGAATTTAATGAATTGTTGAGTCAGATTATGATTGACGACATACAATCCTTGATCGAAAATTTAGATAACGAAGAGTCCGCAAATACTCTAGCGGGTATAATCAATCCATACACTTACGGAGACGGTTACAACTTAGATCGTATGAAGCGAGATATGTTGGACAATACAGAAAATTTCGAAAAATGGTGGCTAGATGAAATCTGGTCAGAACTTTTAGACAAGGGTTATTTGACGCCTATTGTCGATGAGTTAAATCAGGATTTGAGAATAATTGGGTTTGAGGATAAAGAGGAGATAAAGTTCTTACGTGAAGTTTATGGCGCATTAAACAGTGAGTAATGTGGACCATAGAAATACAAACATAAGCAATGAAACTTATATTAGTAGGAAAAGCAGCAGCGGGTAAAGATCACCTCAAAAAAAGAATCGAAGAAAGGGGATTTAAGTCTGGCGTTAGTTATACTACAAGACCACCTCGAAAAGGAGAAAAAGAAGGCGAAGACTACTACTTCGTAACCGAAGAACAATTCGACCAGGTTATTGAATCTGGAGAAATGTTAGAATGGATGGAATTTAACAATTGGAAGTATGGGCTTTCAATTAAAGAATTTGAACAAGCTGATGTTATGATTATGTCAAAAGATGGTTTAGACATGTTACCCAAAGCATATCGAGACCAAGCACTTGTCATTTATTTAGACATTAGTAGAATTAAGAGAGTCGATAGACTCAACGCTAGAAAGGATCTGAATGATTCTATCTGGCGAAGAATGAACACAGATGATATTCAATTTGAAGACTTCAAAGATTTTGATATTCGTATCAAGAATGATGACTTTTAAGAATATATAAAAAGTTAATTTTTTTAAAATTTTAAAAAATGGAAAATTTAGAAAACCTAAAGGCTCGTAGGACAGAGCTTGAAAAGAAAGCTGAAGAGCTTCAGGTCCAACAGGCAGAGCATGCCTTCGTCATTAATCTAGAAGACAGAAAAATGCTTAAGACAATCATGGATCACCTTAACAAGGGTTATACTTGGAAGACTCAGAACGCAGCCGTTCTAGTTACATTGTATGATAAGCTTAAGGATCAATCGAACGCATTGGCGAAGTCCGATAGCGATGGTGCTGTTGAAGTTTCTTTGAGAGGCCATGAACTTAATGCTTTGTATCAAGCATTGCTAAATGTTGAAGGCACTGGTATTGAAAGTGCACGTCGCTTCATTAAGATGTTGACAGTCGTTGGAGAAACAGTTACTACTGCGATGTCTCAGTTGGCTGAAATGAACAGCGAAATTCAAAACGTACATGCTGAGCTTGCACAATTAGACTCAGAAATTCAAACCGCTTCAACCACTGAAGAAGTTAGCGAAGAAGACTTAGAACTCATTGACGAAAGTTATGCGGCAAGCAAGTAAGAGTAAAAAAAGAATATCATTGTTGGACATGGTCAGCGAGGCTATGACCCACAATGATATCTTTCATACTATAAATTATAGAAACAAGAGCGAGGATAGCATTAAGCAATTTGTTTATCCTCATCTTGTTGATGCTTTGGCAGAAAGAATGGTCGAAGAGAAGGGTATTTCCAAAGATCGAGCTAAAGAGGTTGTTAAGCGAAATCTAAAATGGGAAGGTAACGTCAATACTACTGTTAGTCACGTTCTATTTATGGGCACTCAAAATCGACCAGATATGGTTTTAGAAGCCGATGGTCTTAAGATCGGTATTGAATTTAAGAAGGGCGAAAGCGGATCGGCTTTAAGATCTGGTATTGGCCAATCAATGATTTACTCAACTCATTTCGACTTCGTCATTTACTTGTTTATAGACACCACTGATGACAAGCGTATAGCTAACTCAGTAGGTAGTACAAACGAATCGGAATTCATAGACCTTTTATGGAAGGATTTTAACATTAAATTCGTAATTAAATAAAAACAAATATATCATGAAGAGAATAGTAAATTTACTTTTAATGATGACAGTAGCCATTGTAGGTTACTGTCAAGTTGAGGTAGACGTAGAGTTACAGCGCGCTGAGAATGTAATTCAAAAGAATCTATCTAGTGTACAGCCTGAATATACTCCCGAGCAGATTTACGAGATTCCAGTAGTATTTCATGTTCTACATAAAGGCGAGTACCTTGATGTTACCCCAAACTTTATAGAACAACCATACAGCACAAACATTTCTTATCAACAACTTGTTTCTTCTATTGATAACTTAACCGATAGATTTAGAAACACTTGGGTCCCTTATTGGGAAGACGCTGATGAGAATGCTAATACAATACTACCAATCTCAGTAGATGCAGGTATAGAGTTTAGACTTGCTACAAGAGATCCTAATGGAAATCCAACTTCTGGTATTATTAGACATGATATGTCTTCAGATGCTAATTATATGGAAAATGGTTTGGTAGCTACTCAAACTAGTAGTGAGTTAACATATAATATGGAGACTATTTTACAAGAAACAGGTTGGCCTAGGGAACAATATTTAAATATTTGGGTAGTTTCAGAAATCAACAATAACAATGGTGGTTGTGGAACAACTGGAGTAGGTACTTTTCCAACTGAAACTCTAGCATTTACTGATGGAGTTATTGTTCAATGGAATAAAATAGGATATGGGGGATTTGCTAATAGATCGCCAGGTGGAGATTTAACAGAACACATTGGCTCATATTTAGGTCTATATCAAACTTGGAGGAATACTCCAACATGTGAAGCTACAAATGCTGAAAGTGATTGCTCTAGCCAAGGAGATATGGTATGTGATACTCCACCTACACCAAGAAACTGTAGTTCTATGTGCTCTAGCCGTTGCACTTCTCCAAACGGAGAACCTTCTCAGTTATTTTATCCCGATACAATTAACGTATATCCTGATACGTATAACTATATGGATGATACTGGCACGAACTGTAAAAGAAGGTTTACACAGGGACAAGTCGATCGTATGAGAACGACACTTGAAACACTTAGATCCGGTTTAACATCATATACTTGGACTCAGCAAGCTGTACACAATTTAGGAGTAAGTGTTCATATGGAAAGAGTCGGATATAATAAGTACCAACCTACTATTATCTTAGAAAACTCAGGTGATTTTGATGAAGACACTTGGGATATTACCGTTAGCATTGCTGAAGATGCTAATCTTACTCATACCATTTCTAGTGCAGATCTAGGCACAATAAGATCTAGATCATTATTTAACATTAAATTTCCTATTATTCAACTTGTTGATGCACAAGAATGGAATATAAATGCAGCGCTAATTTCAGCTAATGATGAATATGCTAGTGATAATACTTCAAGTTATACTCTAACTAAAACAGTTGATGGATATGTAAAAGTTGATGTAGATTATACCAATACCTTTGGAGGGTCTGATGGTTATTATGGTAGAATTACTATTGTTGACGTAAACACTAACGAGACTATTTTAGATGGTAGAAAGTTTTGGGGATCAAGGTGGTCTTCAAATCACGATAAAAACACCTTTGAAAATAAGAAAATATTAAAATACGGTAGAGATCTTTATGGAAGAGCTTATAGGAACTTTGTTGCACTAGACCGTATTAAAAACTACACTGCAAACTGGAACACCGAAGACTATTATTACCTTCCTCCTGGAAACTATGAGGTAAGAATTTCTTCAGCTGGTACTTGGATGAATGGACCAAATACTGGACAAGGTATACTTTTTCAATCTCGAGTTTGTCAAGATGGTTGCCACCTTGGTGTAAGTTATAATGAAGAAGATGCTTTTTACTATATAGATGAAACCTCAGACGAATATGATCCAGATCCCATTTATGGAGGAATATATTTTTCAGCCGGTCCTGGTGATACACCTGCAAATGACTACGTAGCTCACGCATTTAATTTTACTATACCTAACGATTTTGTAAGTAGTGAACCTTCATGTTTACCTGAAAACGTAAACGGAATTTGTTTAGAAACAGAATCTAACACTTTACCCGTGTTTAGCCTTGAGCAATCTTATTTGTCAGCAAAACAAGCTGGTGTAACAGTAAAGGTTGAAAATAACGGATACATGATTATAGATAGTGCTAGGGTTCTTTTATCGGAAGATCTAGAATTTAATTCTATTGCAAAAGATACTTTAATTAGAATAAACGCAGTTTCAGAAGATTGGGCTGGTGTCCAACCTGAAAATGAAGTATTGTTTAGTAATTTAAATTCCGAAACTCAATACTGGGCTAAAGTAGAAATTGCAGGCTTTGAATCTAATTTAGTTAGTTTTACTACATTCAGTAATGTATGTGAAGATCAAGATGCAATTACATATAACGGAGAGACATATGATATTGTTACAATAGGTGAACAATGTTGGTTTGCTAAAAATCTTAGAACCAATTCATTGAATGATGGTACTCCTATAGTTGATGCAACTATTGATAGAAACTTATGGGCTGTTCAATCCGAAAATGATTTACCTGTATTTGCATATAACTCATTTGACGGCCAAATAGATTTTGATAATAGTATATTAGGTAATAATTACAATGGATGGGCTGTTCAAACTGGTAAATTGTGCCCTACTGGATGGAGAGTTAGTTCTCATTGGGATTGGAAATATCTAGATGATATTACAGGTAATAATAGTAGACAAAAACTTTTGGCTACAGATGCTTCTCCTCAGGGCAATTCTTATAGAACTGGAGGCATTAAAGGTACTGATTTATATGGATTTGCTATGCAAAGCGATGGTCAAATAATTAATTCCAGTGGAAATGATTATGGATTTGCAGGTATGGCATATTGGACTAAAAATGAATTTTCTGAAACTGCATATGGTGGTCCTCAGCCAGATGGCACATATTTGACAAATGATTTAACAGGCGTAAAAGTACATACTTCTCATACTTCACCAGATAGAGAAATGCAATCTTATTGGGGAACTTCACTTCAAAGACAACAGGCAGGTGAAAACATCTATTTATTAGATCCAAATTCAGATTCTTGGTGGCAATCAAGTGGATTTGCTATACTTGATTGGGGGCAAGCTGTTAGATGTGTAAAGGGTATAGAAGCTCCTGAAGTAATAGTTGGAAATATGGTCGCTCATGAATCCCAAGATGGCAACTCTTCGTGGCGCCCGCAATACTGTAACTTTGATATTACGGCCAACGTCCATGATGGAAATCTATTAACCTTTGACGAATGCGGAACATGCGGGGGTAACGGTGTTCCTGTCGGATTTTGTGACTGTGAAGGTAACATACCAGACGCTATTGGTATTTGTGGAGGAGACTGTGATGAAGATGCAGACGGCGACGGAATTTGCGATATCGTTACTCGAATAGAATTAGACGGTTGTGAACCAGTCGAAATGGACGGTTACACTTATTCTGTCGTAGGTATAGGAGATCAATGTTGGTTTTCTGAAAATCTTAAAACAGGTATATTTGCAAATGGAGAAAATATAGGATATGAAACTGATTCGGAGGCTTGGTCAACGAGTACTTCTGCTTTATCTTGTCATTATAACAATGATCCTTTATTAGAAAGCACATTTGGAAAACAATATAATTGGTATGCTGTTTCTGATGAAAGAGGTTTATGTCCTTCTGGTTGGCATGTACCAAGCGATGATGATTGGAAAGAATTAGAAACGCAGGTTAATGTTCCTAAATCAGAAATAAATTCTAAAGGTAGCCCTAGAGGAATCTCTACAAATAGCGGAGATCTTTTAGGACCTTCTTCAACTACTGGATTCTCCGGGGGTTATGGAGGTATTAGAGTCGCTAGAGATGGAAGCTTTAGAGAATTATCTACTGCTGGTTATTATTGGACTTCTGATGCTTTCTTTACCTTGAAAAACGAATATCAAAACAGTGCATGGCACAGAGGTATTTTTGATAATGTTTCGGGAATTGGTCGCTATCACGATACATGGCAGACTAAAGGAGGTAAAGGACATGGCATGTCAGTAAGGTGCGTTAAAGATTAATACTTTCAATTAATCCAGATAAATAAGACAGAGTCGTAAGACTCTGTCTTTTTAATATAAGGTAATTTATAACTATGAAGCTATATACGTTTTTACTTACAATGCTAATTTCATTATCATGTTTAGCACAAAATGACAATAAAATTATACCAGTTGTAGTAAATGTATTACATACTGGAACTTACTACCCTGGATATGAAGATAATGTAACATATCAACAGGTAGTAGACGCTATAGAAGTTATGAATGCTGGTTTTGAGGCTGGATGGAATAACGGTGTTGATCCACAGCAGTCTGATGCGCAAATGACATTTATTTTAGCTGATAAGAATGTCGACGGAGATACCTTTATAGATCCTTTAACTAATCAAGTATTTAACGGATTTAGATCAATAGATTTAAATGATTACAATTTAAATATTTTTCAAAATGTCGACGGTTATGCAGTAGCTGACAATAGTTATAACATTACTAATAATTTTGCATATGAGTTAGACTATTACTTAAATATTTTTGTTTTAGAATGGGCTGGTAATATTGGTGGCTTTACCTGGAGAAGCGCAAATTTCAATAGAGGATATTTTGTTAGACCTGGTACATTTCAAAGCTCAAGTGGAAAAACTAATATTCATGAAATAGGGCATTTTATGGGTCTATATCATAATTTTCATAAGCAAGCTTCTCAAGGTCCTGCTAGTGATTGGGGCGGTTATTTAAATTGTAGCGATGCAATTAGTGAAACTAATTGTGCGACTCAAGGTGATAAAATATGCGATACTGATCCTTGTCCAGGTACACCTTCTTGTCCAACACATACTTGTTTAAGTGTTGGTGGAGCAGGCAATCAAAGAAATTATATGTCTTATGGGCAAAACTGCCCTATGTTAAAATTTACCGATGGTCAAATAGACGCAATGCATGCTTGGGCTGATGTTGTGAGAATTGAGATGATTCAAAACGGAGCTAATTTATATGGTTCATCTCAGGGTTGCACTGACGAAAGCGCTTGTAATTACAGTTCATCAGCTTCTACTGACGATGGAACATGTTTATATTTTGACGCAGTTGGTGTTTGTGGAGGTTCATGTACTGCCGACGAAGATAACGATGGTATTTGCGACGATATTGATACATGTATCGGTGATTTAGATGCTCTTGGCGTTTGTAATGGTTCTTGCCAATATGATAATGATAATGATGGCATTTGTGACGATGTAGATAATTGTATAGGTCAATATGATGATTGTGGAATTTGTAATGGACCTGGACTGGTATATGATTGTGGATGTTCAGATATTCCAGAAGGAGATTGTGATTGTCAAGGAAATCAAATAGACGCTTTAGGTATTTGTGGTGGTGATTGCGAATTTGATTTAGATAGTAACGGTATATGTGATAATTTAGAAGACTGTTATGCTGAAACATATAACGGTTATAACTATGATTTGGTTTTAGTAGGAACTCAATGCTGGTTTGCTGAGAATCTAAGAAGCGAACAATACACAGATGGCACTGAAATTAATCAATTGAGCGAAGGTCAAGAATGGACAAATGACGAAATTGGAGCCTATTACAATCCGTTAGAAACCAGCGATACGCTTGGTTTATTATATAATTGGTATGCAATTGATCAAGGCGTTTGTCCAACCGGATGGAGAGTTCCTAGCGATAAGGATTGGAAAAAATTAGAATCGTCAATTGGTTTGAATGCGACAGAACTAAATAGTGTTGGTAATAGAGGAGAATCTCAAGATATGCACACTGTTATCTTTTCTAGTGAATTCGATCCAGTTTATGCTGGTGTTATCAAAGACGTTGATGGTGTTTACTATGGCCAAGATTTAATCGCGACATATTGGACTTCTAGTTCTTATTTTTCGCTTTCTTTATATAGAAACGAGAGCGCATGGTCGAGAGCTATTTTAGACACTGAAAATGGCATTGGTAGATATAATGACCTTTGGCAAACTAGTAAATCAAAGGGCCATGGCATGTCAGTGCGTTGTGTCCGTGATGTAGAATAAACTTATTTCAAGCTTTACATATAATAACACATGAAAGTATTCGTAACTTCAAACTTACAGTTAGGAAGACCTAACGCAATTTCTAAATTTAAGAGACCATTCAGTGATGTCGATAGTATGACAAATGAACTAATTGGTAATTGGAATTCAGTAGTCTCTGATGACGATATTGTATATCACTTAGGTAACTTTGCTTGGGATCCAAAGACAGCTCAAGACGCACTGCAACGTCTCAAGGGAACTATTAGATTGTTACCTGCTGAGCATGATGAAGCAGTTGTAATTCTAAATGGTAAAAAGTTGTTACCGCAAAATAGTTACATGATGAATCGTATTACTCCACTTAAGGATTACGAATGCAACTTATCATACTGGCCAATGCAAGAATGGCCTGGATCAAACAATGGATATTACTCAGTTATTGGATATCCTGGTAAAAAGTACAAGTCAGATCCTAAGAAGCGAATTATCAACGCTTCAACTGACCTCTGGGGCTACAAGCCACAAGAATTGCAAAGACTTTTGGAAACTTTTAATGATTTTTAACGTTTTTTTTCATTTAAAGTTTCCCGTTTAAAATATTTGTGGTATATTTACCATGTATCTTTCACCCCTCAAAAACAAATAGCTATGCAGAGCACGTATCGCGAACTTGCAGAAAACTTCTTGGCCACTCGATCTGAAAAAGACTTTAACTTGCTATACAAGCGAGTTCAACCAGGTCTTCGTAACTACATTATGAATGTGGTCAAAGACCCAGAAGCGGCTGAAGACATTTTGGCCAACACATTGATCAAGATGTGGACTAAGATTGATCAATACGATCCTAAATATCAAATCACCACTTGGCTGTATCGTATCGCCTTCAACGAATCACTTGGTTGGATTCGCGAGCGTAATCGTAAATACAGCATCGACGGCATGAAAGACTTCGGTGTAGAAGTATCAGCTTCTAATGGCGTCAATGAAACCATCGACGAGTTGCTTAATGATTATGAGCAGCGTACTGAAAAAGACTACCTCGAAGAAGAGAATCAGTTGATGGAACAATATGCTTTGGCCTTGACTTGCATTAAAGGTCTCAAGCCAATGTACCGAGACATTCTCGAAGATCGTCTTCTCAACAATATGAAGTACGAAGACATCGCGGTTAAGCACAATGTCAACCTCCAAACCGTTAAGAATCGTATCCGCCGCGGTAAGATGCTTATTATGGAGGCTATGGCTAAAGTTTAACAGATTTTAACACTCTAAAATTTTAAACTTTAGGCAAGGTTTAGTATATTAGCCTTGTATCTAACGAACGAAAGTTCTTTGACATCTCGGTCTAGTTTTTTTCGAGTCTTGCACCTCTACGAATTTAAATGGTGCGATCAACATGGGGACGTAGCTCAGTTGGTTAGAGCAGGACTCTTATACAGTCAAGGTCATGGGTTCAAGTCCCGTCGTCCCTACTAACTATTAAGGCTTGAAGTCAATACCTCCTTACACTTCGAGCGACATATATTGGAGGTTGCAAGAATTGCTATGTCTATTAAGGTAATTCCCAAAGTTTATTATATGATAGGCAGCTCCGATACCTCGTGGAGTAATAACAATCAAGGTAGAGTTGAGTAAGCGTGGATGCCACTGGTCTTAGATCAGGCGCAGCTCATCTCGTTTTTTTAAATAGCAAACAAATGATAAAGGAAAGAGGTTCTCCGCCAGCTTGATTTTAAATCAAGTAATATGCGTAAACTACGTAAATGGCGAGTAGAGATTACCCACGTTAATGGGTACACCGCTCCCTCCATACCTGTCTGGACTGAGGGTGACAGGCTGTGGAAGGCAAAGGCTAACGCTATCGAGATTGCAAGATCTCAAAGCAGATTGGCCTATTTTACTCAGTACACTTTTCAGGCTATTCATTTGAATCCTGAAGATGAACCAAATCAGGAGGCTTCGGCCTCCTGATTTAAACGATCTCTTAGCTCAGTTGGTTAGAGCATCTCACTTTTAATGAGAGGGTCCTGGGTTCGAGTCCCAGAGGGATTACTGCGTGTGAGGCGACCGCAGGGGTCCGGAAGCATTACGCACCGCTTTCGGGCCCCGGCATCGAAACAAACTAGATCGTGTATATATAAAGACCATGCCGCTATAGCTCAGTTGGCCAGAGCAGCTGATTTGTAATCAGCGGGTCGGGGGTTCGAATCCCTCTAGCGGCTCAAAACGTCTCCTTAGCTCAGTTGGTTAGAGCATCTGACTGTTAATCAGAGGGTCCTAGGTTCAAGCCCTAGAGGGGACGCCAAAATGGGCAGAAGTACTGGTCGCGCTGTCTGTCAAGTGGCTTAGTTTGAGAACGACCCAAAACTAAGCTGCGGATCTGGGGGTATCGCATAGTGGCTATTGCAGCTGACTGTAAATCAGCCGTCGTAAGACATCGGTGGTTCGAGTCCATCTACCCCCACTACATAAAACTCATA